TTCAAGACGCGGTCAACAAGCTCTGCGCCGACATGATCGTCGCGAGCGAGTACGCCGCCTTCCCGCAGCGCTGGGTGACGGGGATCGACATACCCGTCTTCCCCGAGGGCTCGCCGCAAGCCGGTCAGCCGCTCCCGCAGTGGATGCAGTTCGTCTCGGGCGCCGATCGCATGTTCGTCAGCGAGAAGCCAGATACGCACTTCGGCAACTTCGTCGTCAGCGATCTCGGCATCTACGTCAAGGCGATCGAGCTGCTGATCCAGCACGTCGCAGCGCAGACGCGGACCCCGCCGCACTACCTGCTCGGCTCGTCGGGTGCGTTCCCGTCGGGCGAGTCGCTCAAGGCGACCGAGACGGGGCTCGTGGCGAAGGTCCGACGCAAGCAGCTCACCTTCGGCGAGGGCTGGGAAGAGACGATCAGGCTCGCCTTCGAGATCGAGGGCAACTCGAAGCGCGCCGAGGATTGGTCGTGCGAGACGATCTGGAAGAACCCCGAGAGCCGCTCGACGGCCGAGATCGTCGACGCGGCGGTCAAGCTCGCGTCGATCGGCGTCCCGCGCCCCTCGCTCTGGGAGTACGTCGGCTTCTCGCCGCAGCAGATCGAGCGTTGGATCGCCGAGGGCGCTCAGGTCGAAGGCCCGGCCGTCGTGGCGCGCGAGACGATCGCAGCGTCACCCGGCGAGGCTGCTGCACTCGTGCCCGGCCAGGCTGGCGCGCCCGAGGCGCACCCGGCCCCGGTGCCTGCAGCAGCGACACCACCGAAGAAGACGACAGGAGGCCAAAGTGGCTGACGAACCCGGCACGGGCGGCGCGACGCCCCCCGATGCCCCGACCCCAGAGGGCGCGAAGCCCGAAGGACCCGCCGACGACGGGCGCGATGCCCCGAGCGGCGACGACGACTCATCGCTCCGCACACCTGGCAAGGCCGCACTCGACAAGGAGCGCGAAGCACGGCGCGAGGCCGAGCGACGCGCGACTGAGTACGAGAAGCGGCTGCAGGCACTCGAAGACGAGGGCAAGTCTGAGATCGAGCGCGCGATCTCACGCCTCGACCGACAGTCAGCCGAACTTGATCAGGAGCGGTCGCGAAGCTCAGAGCTACAGCGCAGGCTCGACGAAGTCGAGCTGCTGGAACTCAAGCGCTCGGTCGCTGCAGAGGCCGGTCTGCCGCTCGACGCGGCGCACCGCCTCGTAGGGACCGACGTCCGCTCGCTCAAAGCCGATGCGCAGCGCTACCTCGAAGAGCGCGGCAAGCCTGAGGGCAGTCTCGGGATCGGGCGCGGAGGCGCAGCGAGCGGACGCGGAGTCGCCGTCGACATGAACCAGCTCATCCGCGAGGCGTCTGGCCGCACGAGCTAGGGCGTCTCGCCCGTCGAGAAAGGGCTCACTAGATGCCGTACAACACCAACATCGGCCGCACCGATGCGGCTGCGCTGATCCCCGAGGAATACACGCGGGAGATCATCGCCCATATCCCCGACACGTCGGCGGCGATGGCGCTCTTTCGCCACGTCCCCATGTCGAGGGCGCAGCTCAGGATGCCTGCCGAGTCGGCGCTCGCCGTCGCGTACTTCGTCAACGGTGACACCGGCCTCAAGCAGACGTCGAAGTCGGCGTGGACAAACCTCTACCTCAACGCGGAAGAGCTAGCCGCGATCGTTCCAGTCCCCGAGGCCGTGCTCGACGACGTCGACTACGACATATGGGCGATGATCCGGCCGCAGCTCAGCGAGGCGCTCGGACGCGCTCTCGACGCCGCGATTTTCTTTGGCACGAATATCCCCGCGAGCTGGCCGCAGGCGATCGTGCCTGCAGCGATCGCGGCGGGCAACACCGTCGCCGAAGGGCTCGCCGCTGCGCAGGGCGGCATCGTCGGCGATCTCTCTGCAGCGTTCGCAACCGTCGAGGCCGACGGCTACGACGTCAACGGGATCATCGCCGCCCGGACGCTCAAGGGAAAGCTCCGCAACGCTCGCGGGACGACCGGCGAGCAGCTCACCGGGATCGACCCCGGCAACGAAGCGCAGGGCGCCAACCCGAACGTCTACGGCGTCTATCCGACCTACCCGCTGCGCGGGCTCTGGCCGGTCGCAGCGGGCTCGCCCGAAGCGATCGTCGGCGACTTCACGCAGGGGCTACTCGGCGTCCGTCAGGACCTCACCTGGAAGGTGCTCGATCAGGCCGTCCTCACCGATGCGTCGGGCGTCATCCAGTTCAACCTCGCTCAGCAGGACATGGTCGCGATCCGCGTCGTTGCGCGGTTCGGCTTCCAGGTCGCGAACCCGATCACGTACGACCAGCCCGTAGCGGCCAACCGCTACGCGTTCGGCGTGCTGCATCTGCCATGAGCGACGAGACGCAGCCCACAACCACGAAGTCGAAGTCGAAGTCGAGCGACGAGGTCGAGATCAACGAAGCGCACGCCCAGGCTCTAGAGCAGGGCTACTTCGGCGAAGTCGACGAAGACGCGCCCGACGAGACGCTGGCGGGCGTGATCGCCGCCGCGAAGGAGAAGTGAGCACGTACCCGGACGAAGAGACGAGGGCGGCGCTCTGGCGTCAGCAGCAGCTCAACCGCGTCGACTACGCGGTCGACTTGTGGAGGTCGCTCATGGCGCCGCCCGAGCCTCGTCAAGACGTGCTCGACGACTGGATGCCCGTGATCCTCGCGTCCGCCGAGCACGAGAACCCGACCGACCCGGAGGATGACCCGTGAGCACACCCGCACCGATCGACCCGACGACGCTCCCGTGGCGCCCGACGGTCGACGACGTCGCCGCGCTCATCCGTGCCCGCACGAAGGACGCGAGCGGCAACGAGATCGGCACTTTCACCGATCAGACTCGCCCGACCGACGCCGAGGTCGAGCAGCTCATCACGAACGGCATGGCGAAGATCGCGAGCTACGTCGGCTGGACGCTTCCGCCCGACGCCGAAGCTGAGGCGAACCATCTCGCCGCGATCGTCACTGCGTGCGAGGTCGAGCTGAGCTACTGGCCCGAGCAGGTGCGCAACGACCGATCGGCGTACTCGGCGCTCTGGGCGATGTTCACGGCCAACGTCTCGACGTTCGCCGAGTTCGTCGCAGCGATCGCCCCTGCAGGCGGGGTCGCGCAGCAGTGGGGCAACGTCTACAGCCCGTCGTCGACGGTCGACTTCGCCTACCGCTACGGCTACGGCGTCTGGCCGATCAGCGACCTCGTCAACGTCGGGCACTGAGTGAGCAGCGCGGGGATCGAGGTCACCGAGAAGGGGGCGGGCGCGGCGGCTGCGAGCTTGCTCATGGTCGGCGAGCGCGCAGCGAACACCGCCCCGGTCAAGCCCGCGCTCGACGTCGTCTTCTCGGGCGACGAGCGTCGACGCTTCGACGAAGAGGGGCCAGGATGGGCCAGGCTCAACGAAGCGACGCAGACGATCAAGCAAGCGAACGGGCTCGATCCTCGCATCCTGCGAGCTACCGGCGCGCTGTACGAGTCGCTGACCCGCATGGCGGGCGGCGAGCGCGCGAGCTGGCCCGACACGATCCGCTTCGGGACCGACGTCCCCTACGCCCGCTTCCACCAGCACGGGACGCGCAACATGCCGAAGCGCAAGGTCGTCGGCGTCTCGACGGTCGCTCAGGCTGAGATGAGCCGTCTGCTTGAGGCGTACATCGCGAGGGGTCTGCCGTGACGATCAGCGCTGATCCGTCGACGACGATCTTCGGTCGCATCGTCACGGGCGACGACGTCGAGACATGGTGCCTCGATCTCTTCAAGCGCTGGACGAGCACGTACCTCGCCGAAGTCGAGCGACAGCACGGGCTCGCGGCGGGCTACTGGGCTCGCCCGCGCGCCTTCGTGCGGGTGCTCAGCTTCGACAAGTGGCCCGAAGATCAGCTCCCGGTCGTGATGCTCGTCTCGACGGGGATCGCGACGCCGCCCGAGCGCGGCGGCGACGGCGTCTACTACGCGCGCTGGCTGATGGGGCTCGGCGTGCTCTGCTCGGCCCGCACCGAGCAGGAGACGCACGACATGGCTCGGCACTACATCGCTGCGATCAGAGCGCTCGTCGCGCAGCGACCGTCGCTCGAAGGCTTCGCGCAGGGCGTCAAGTGGCTCGACGAGAGCTACACGCAGCTCGCCTACGACGACACGCGCTCGCTCTGCTCGGGGCAGGCGATCTTCCAAGTCGACGTCGACGACGCCACGACGACGCTCGCCGGGCCGGTCACGCCTGACGACCCGCTCACGCCCGACACCGACCCGTGGGCGGTCTGGCCGCTCGTGCAGACGCACGACGAGACGGTCACAAACACGCCCGCAGACGAACCACTACCCGACTAGGAGGGGCTATGAGGCCAGGAGTCGACGTGATCTCGCGCGCTCTGCCGCCGCCACGTTCGGCGCCGACGGACACCGGGGTCGCTTTTCTGCTTGGAGCGACCGGGAGCGGCCCGAACGTCGGGCTCGTAGGGTCGCTGACTGAGTTCGTCTCGACGTTCGCCGATCGCACCGTCGCCGCTGCGATCCCCGCTTACGACGCCGCAGACGCCTACTTCCGTGAGGGCGGCAATCGGCTCTACGTCGCACGCACCGACGGGACGCTGCTCTCAGCGGCGAGCAGCGACGAGCCCGACAGCCCGAAGACGTCGAGCAAGGGGCCGAGTCTCCTTGCCGTCGACCCCGGACTTGCCACTGCGCTCGCGAACTTGACCGCTGATCTCGGGCCGGGCCAGGTGTTCGCCGCCGACCCTGCGATCGCGGACGTCGCCGCGAATCAGTCGGCGCTACTCGCGCACGCTCAAGCGTGCAACCGGGTCGCGCTGCTGACGACAGCCGACGGCGACGCGACGACGCTCAGCGCAGCAGGGCTCGCTCTGCAGACCGACGCCAACGCCCGTTACGGGGCGCTCTTCGCACCGTCGGCCGTGATCCCCGGCGTCGTCGCAGGCGCGACGCGCAACGTGCCCTACTCGGCAATCGAGGCCGGGATCATCTCGCGCAACGACGTCAGCTACAACCCGAACATCGCCGCCGCAGGCGTGCTCGGGCAGGCCGTCTACGCGCTCGACGTCAACGGGCGCTACACCGACGCCGACTTCGCGACGCTCAACGTGAACTCGGTCGACATGGCCCGGATCATCTACGGCGGCGTCCGCACCTACGGCTACCGCACGCTCGTCGATCCCGTCGCGAATCCCGAGTGGCTCGACTTCGGCTGGGCTCGCCTCAACATGGCGATCACCGCGCAGGCCGAAGCGATCGGCGAGGGCTACGTCTTCTCGCAGCTCGACGGTCGCGGGCTCACGCTCGCGCAGTTCGGCGCTGATCTGTCGGCGATGCTCTCGGGTTACTACGACGCAGGTGCTCTCTACGGCGCGACGCCGCAGGACGCCTTCAACGTCGACGTCGGCTCGTCAGTCAACACGCCCGCGACGATCGCTAACGGCGAGCTGCACGCGGTGCTCGAAGTTCGGATGAGCCCGTTCGCCGAGTACGTCGTGATCGAGATCGTCAAGGTCGACACCACGCAGGCGCTACCCGCAGTGGCAGCGTGAGAGGGGGATGAGAGATGGCTCGCGAAGACCAATACGACATACGGGTCAGCGTCGACGGCACGAACCTCGGCACCTGGGACGTCTTCACGGGTGGCGACCTCGACACGACCGAACTCGTCTACAAGCCCGGCGCGATGGCGCCGCAGATCAGTCTCGGCGGCATCGTCACCGTCAACCAGGCGATCGTCAATCGCCTCTACCAGCTCAGTCGTGATCACCTGCAGGTGCACTGGCTGCTCTCGCGAGTCGGCAAGGGCGCGATGGTGATCTCGAAGCAGCCGCTCGACCCGGACGGCAACGCCTACGGGAAGCCGATCGTCTACAAAGGCGTGCTCAAGCGCTGCACGCCGCCAGCCGTCGACTCGAACTCGACGAACCCGGCAGTGATCGAGCTAGAGATGACGCCGCACGGGACGGTCGGCTGATGGCGGCGGTCGACGAGCGGCCGACGTTCCCGATGCACGACGAGCCCGAACTGCCCGAGCAGCCCCGGTCAGCCTCGCCGTCGCTGATCGAGACGCTCAAGGCGCAGCGGGCGAAGCTCAGCAGCGAGCGGAGCTTCGACCTCGTCGTGCCCGGCTACGGCGAGCTGCTCGTGCTACGTCTCGGCTCGATCTCGGCCGATCAGCAGGCGCGACTCGCCGAGCGCATCCAGCGGGGGCGCAACACGCGCAACGCGAGCGTCGACACGCTCGTAACGGCGTTCCGATCGCTGCTCGCACGGCCGAAGCCCGACGCCGATCTTGAGCAGCTCGTCGACGACGAGGGCGACCCGCTCGGGCTCGACGACCGTCTCGCTGAGAAGCTCGATCTCGGGCCGGTCCGAACCGCTCGCGACGTGCTCGAAGCTCTCTTCCGGGGCGCGAACTCGCCGACGCTCGCGATCACGGCGGCGGCGAGCGAGTTCTTCGACTGGGGCACGGGCGCAAGCGACGAGATCGACGAGGACTTCGTGGGGGAATCTTGAGCGGCGACCCGATCGCGGTGGCGGCGACGCTGGCCGTGCTCGGGCTTCCAGTCGAGCGGTTCTTGACAACGCACGACAGCGAAGAGCGACTTGTGCTCGCCGCACTCGCCCGCAAGGCGTTCGAGTTGACCGGGGTCCTGCAGCGCAACCAGGCGGCGTACGTCGTCAACGCGCTCGCGAAGGCGATGCACTAGATGGCCGAGACGGTCGACATATTCGTCGTGCTCCGGGGCGTCGCTCAGCTCGTCGAGGGGGCGCAGAAGTCGGCTGCAGCCATCACCGAGGTCGGCGACGCGAGCGAGACGACCGGCAAGAAGGCGGCGGGCGGCTGGAAGTCGATGCTCAAGTGGGCTGCTGGCGCGTCGCTCTTCTACGGGGCGACGAAGTTCATCAAGGGCTCGGTCGACGCGACGGCGCAGCTCACGAAGGCGACGCTCTCGCTGACACGGCAGACGGGGCTCAGCACTCAGACGTCGAGCGAGTGGGTGTCGCTGACGCAGGAGCGCGGCATCTCGGCGCGTCAGCTCACGACGTCGATCGCGAAGCTCAACAAGATGATCGAGACGAGCGCGACCGGCACGTCGAAGAGCAACACCGAGATCGCCGCCTACCGCGCCCAGATCGACCAGCTCGCGCAGAGCGGCGCGCCCGGCGCCGCGAAGCAGATGGCGGCGCTGAGCACGAAGATCGCGAGCGCGCAGGCGTCAGGCGAGAAGGCGCGACTGACGCTGCAGCAGCTCGGCGTCCCGCTCGACTCGATCTCGAAGGGCAACACCGGCCAGGTGCTCGGCAAGATCGCCGACGCCTTCCAGAAGATCAAGGACCCGGCCGAGCGCTCGGCGCTCGCGCAGCAGCTCTTCGGTCGCGCGGGGCAGCAGCTCCTACCGATTCTCATGGAGGGCTCGACGGGGATCGACAAGCTGCTCGCGAAGCAGAAGGAGTACGGCAACTACCTGACCAACGACTCGCTCAAGGCCAACCGCAAGGCGATCGAGCAGCAGCGCGAACTCGACACCGCGCTCTCGGGCGTAAAGGTGCAGCTCGGGCAAGCGCTGCTCCCGGTGCTCGTGACCTTCTCGAAGATGCTCATCGCGGTCGCGCGGTTCATCCGCCCGGTGACCTCGAACGCCAAGGCGCTGACGACGGTGATCATCGGCCTGACGGTGGCGATCGTCGCGTGGAAGGTCGCGACGATGGCGGCGGCTGTCGCGGCCAAGCTGCAGGTCGCCGCGACCGAAGAGTGGACGACCGCGCAGCTCGCGCTCAACCTCGCGCTCGACGCGAACGTGATCGGGCTCATCGTGATCGCGATCGCGGCGCTCGTCATCGGGATCGTCGAGGCGTACAAGCACGTCAAGTGGTTCCGCGACTTCGTCAACGAGACGTGGAGCTTGCTCAAGCAGGGCGCCGAGTACGTCATCGACTTTTTCAAGCATCACTGGATGGAAGTGCTCGGGCTCGTGCTCGCTGGCCCGTTCGGGCTCGCCGCCGTCGAGATTTACAAGCACTTCAACGCGATCAAGAGCTTTGCGCTCGGGATCGTCGCCGCGATCAAGCACGCGATCCAAGACCTCGTGCACTGGGTCGACTCGCTGCCCGGCAAGATCGGCGGCGTGCTCAAGAAGATTCCCGGCGTCGGGCTCGCCGAGAAGGCGCTCGGGGGCATCACCAGCCATCTCGCAGCGGGCGGCGTCGTCACCCGGCCGGGCGCCTTCCTGGTCGGCGAGAGCGGCCCCGAGATGGTCGCGTTGCCCGCAGGCTCGGCCGTCAGCCCGATCCCGTCGAGCGCGAGCTTCCCGCGCGGCGCCTTCGGCGGCGAGCCGCTGACGATCGTCGTCCCGGTGACCGTCGACGGGCGCGAGCTGACGCGCGTCGTCGCTCGCGTCACTGCTGATCAACTCGCGAGACGATGAGCGCGACCCCTCCGCTCGGCTGGGTCCGCGTCTACTCGGTCGACCCGCCGATCTCGCTGACCGTCCGACTGGGCGCTGACCGGCCGAACATCGACCAGGGCTTCGGCGGCTGGCAAGAGATCGCACGCCCGAGACGCTCGACGCTCTCGATCTGGCAGGGACAGCCCGCGCTTCGGATGACGCTCTCGATCCAGTTCGACGAGTGGGTGACGCAGACGTCGGTCGAGCGCCAGATCGCGCAGCTCGAACGGCTCGCGAGCCCGTCGGCCTCAGACGCTCAGCCCGCCCGCGTGAAGCTCGTCGCGAGAGGCTCAGCCGTCCCGTACCAGGCCCGGCAGTGGGTGATCGACGGGCTCACCTGGGGGGACGCAGCCATGAACACGAAGGGCGATCGCGTCCGGCAGCAGGTGTCGCTCGCGCTGCTCGAATACATCGCCGACGTGCGCGTCGATCAGGTCGCGCCGTCGCAGCGCCAGCGCACGAAGACCACGCTGACGCAGACGAAGCCGGGCGCGAGCCAGAAGCGAGTCGTCGCAGGCAAGAGCCGCTCGTCGAGCAGCAGCTCAACCGCTCCCGCCACGCTCTCGACGACTACGACCGCTGGCTTCGGCGGCGGCGACGATCTGCTCTCGATCGCGGCGCGCGAGCTGGGCGACGCCTCCCGCTGGGTCGAGATCGCGCAGCTCAACGGCATCCGCGACCCGCGCTCAGTCGTCGTCGGGCAGGTGATCAAGCTCCCGTGAGCGCGCTGGCGCTCGTCGAAGACGTCGGGCTCGACGCTGTCGTCCTGCTCGCTGTCGACAAGCAGCTCAAGGGCAAGGGCGTCGACGTCGCGACGCGCGTCACCGACGGCACGATCGACCGAACGATGACGGGCGCCTCGACGCTGACGCTGACGGTCGAAGACGAGCGCCGCGATCTGCTGCGATCCGGGCTGCTCAGCTACACGCTCGATCTGCAGGTCGACGGCCTGTGGTGGCGGCTCGTCAAGGTGACGAAGCAGGGCGATCAGCTCGCGCTCACCTTCGAGGATCGCGTCGTCGCCTACCTGCGTCAGATCACGACGCCCCGCAAGGCGTCGCGCTCGTCGATGACCCGCGCCGAGTTCGCGCTCTCGATCGTGCGCGAGGTCCGGCAGGGCGAGCCGATCCCGTTCGTCTGCCCCGAGCTGCACGTCGTGCAGGCGGTCGCTCCGATCGGAACGTCGCAGCAGCAGCGCACGAGCGCGCAGCGCACCGCCGCGATCGGGCCGGGGCTCTCGACTGACGCGAAGCTGACCGTGCAGGGCGCCCCGGCGACCGATCTGCAGAAGCAGAACGCGCAGCGCGTGCTCGACGTCGCCGCGTCCGTCAACGCCGGGACGCGCCCGACGCTCGCGCTCATGGAGGCCGTGATCGTCGAGTCGGGCATCATGAATCTCGGCTACGGCGACGCGACGTCGACCGGCATCTTGCAGGTGCTCAGCTCGACAGCGGCCGGGCTGGGGATCGACGCTCGCGATATCGAGCAGTGCTGCAACACCTTCCTCACGCGCGGCTTCACGGGCGCGGGCGGCGCGATCGCCGTCGCCGCGAAGTACCCGAATCTCACGAGCGGCCAGATCGCGCAGACGGTGCAGGGCTCGAACTACCCCGGCCGCTACGACCAGCGTCAGACCGAGGCGCAGGAGTTCGTCAACGCCTACAGCGGCAGCAGCGCCAGCGCGGGGCCGGTCGCGACGTCGTCAGTGCTGCAGCCGTACCAGTTCCAGCGCGGCGGCACTGCCGGGATCAGGCAGGACTCCTGGGCGTGCCTGCAGCAGCTCGCGCAGCAGGTCAACTGGCGCTGCTTCGTCAACGAGGGCGCGGTCTACTTCGTCAGCGAGACGACCCTGCTCAAGGCGAAGCCGACGCTGACGATCGACGAAAACGTGGTCGGCGTCGACGGGATCGACTTCGATATCGACAACGGCAAGGTCAAGTCGACCGTGACCGTGACAGCTCGCGCGAATCGGTGGGGCTCGCCGCCCGGCGTCGTGGTCGTGCTCGACAACTGCGGCCCGGCAGACGGGCGCTGGCTCGTCGAAGAGGTCAGCCGCGACCTCTTCAACGCCGACGCGACGATCACGCTCAAGCGGGCGACCAAGCCCTTCCTAGAGCCACCACCGACGACGAAGATCGTCGGCGGCTCGGCGGCGAGCCCGCTCGGCGCGACGACGTCGCCGCTCGTGGCTCGCGCCTATCAGGCCGCTCAGACGATCGACGCGAAGCACTACCCCTACGTCTGGGGCGGCGGGCACGCTCACGTCGGCACCCCCGACGGCGGTCAGCCGGGCGGCGAAGGCGGCGGGATCGGCCTCACCGGCTACGACTGCTCGGGCTCGACGTGCGCAGTGCTTGGCGCGGCCGGGATGGGCTTCACGCTCGGCGCTCCCGCCGAGTCGTCGGGGCCGATCGCGGCGAGCTGGGGCGTGCCCGGCGAAGGGAAGTACCTCACCGTCTGGGCGAACACCGTGCACGTCTTCATGATCTTCCACACCACGAGCGGCGATCAGCACTTCGGCACCGGCTTTTGGGGCAAGAGCTGGGACGGCCCCGGCTTCAACCCCGAGGTCCCGCCGCAGAGCTTCCTCTCGCAGTTCACGCCTCGACACTGGCCGGGGACATGACCGACCTACTCTCAGAAGTCATCCGCAGCGCACCGCCCGAGCTGCCCGCGCCCGTCTCGGCCGTGCGCGCGATCGTCGCGAACACGGCGAGCGACCCGACCGACGATCTCTACGTCACCGTTGGCGCCTTCGACGGCAGTCGTCAGCGCTGGGGGCCGGTGCGCTGGGTTCCCTCGAACGGCCTACCAGCAGCGGGCGACGAGTGCCTGCTCGTGCTGACCGAAGACGACGGCACACCGTGGGCGCTCACGACAGCTCCCGTCTACGGGACGGGAACACCAGGCCCGCCCGGTCCGCAGGGTGACACCGGCCCGCCCGGCGCGACCGGCGGACCTGGCCCGCAGGGCAACCCCGGCCCGCAGGGGCCGGTCGGCGCGACCGGCCCACCTGGTCAGAAGGGCGACACGGGCGCGACAGGCGCAGCGTCGACAGTGCCCGGCCCGCAGGGGCCGAAGGGTGACACCGGGGCGGCGGGCGCTGACAGCACCGTGCCCGGCCCGCCCGGCGCGGTCGGTCCTCAAGGGCCGAAGGGCGACACGGGGCTGACGGGCGCGGCGGGCGCTCAAGGCCCGAAGGGCGACACGGGCGCTACCGGCGCTGCAAGCACCGTTCCCGGCCCGGCTGGGCCGCAAGGCCCGATCGGCAACGCTGGCCCGGCCGGTCCTCAAGGGCCGAAGGGCGACACGGGGCTGACGGGTGCGCCCGGCCCACAAGGGCCGCAAGGCGTCCCCGGAACGACACCCGATCTGAGCGGCTATCAGCTCCGCTCTGAGAAGAACCTGCCGAGCGGCTACGTCGGGCTCGACGCTTCAAGTCGGATCGTGCTCGGCGGCGACACGAACCTCTACCGCGACGCGGCGGCGACGCTCCGCACGGACGGCACGCTCAACATCGCGAAGCAGACGTCCGACGTCCATCCGCAGATCGCGCTACAGCCCGACTTCGCGACAGCGGGCGATCCGGGAATCTTGTTCGGTCCCGGCGGCTCGACCGGCGTCGACACCTGGATTTACCGCTACGCGCCGAACTCGCTCGCGATGAGCGGCGCCTGGACTGTCGCTGGGACGATCACGAGTCAGCAGGGGGCGGCGGGAGCGACCGCGTTCGCGGCGTACTCGCTCGCCGCGAGCGGCAACTTCCTGGCGGCGGGCGTCAGCGGAGACACCTACCAACGGATGCTGGTAGACGCCAACGGCAAGATCACCTGGGGGCCGGGCAACGTCGGCGGCGACACGACCCTCTACCGGGGCGCGGCGGGCGTGCTGCAGACCGACGGCGGCTTCCAGGCAAGCGGGCTCGTCCAGGTCAACAACCACCCGGTCAGCATCTTTAGCGCGACTGGCAATCCGGCCTTCATCACGGCGGCGGCGGGAGATACCAACTACGAGTTCGTGCTCGCCGTCAACGGGACTATGAACTGGGGGCCGGGCAACGCCGCCGCCGACGTCAACCTCTACCGAGGCGCCGCGAATCAGCTCTGGACGAACGGGTCGATGCAGCTCGCGGGCGGGCTCGTCGTCGATCAGTCGAGCCAGGGCAACGCTCTCTACTTCGGTGGCGCGCTCGACACGAACCTCTACCGCGCAGCCGCGAACAGGCTCAAGACGGACAGCTTCCTCAACGCATCGGCGCAAGGCATCGCGACGAAGCAGAAGGCGGGCGCGCCGCTCGACGGCGACTGGGCTGCGCCGCCGCCCGACGGGACGCTCGTCGTCGACTCGACCAACAACAAGCTCTGGGCGCGCGTGAGCGGCGTCTGGAAAGGAGTAGTGATCGCATGACCGTCAACGAGACGACCGCGCTCGTGATCGAGTGCGACAACCCGAACTGCCCCGGTCACCCCGACCTCGACCCGGCCGAGCGCCTCGGCTGGCTCTTCGTCAACCACGAGATTTACGGCGAGCCGACCAGGCAGCACGTCTTCGGCGATGCGAGCTGCCTGAGCGTCGCGAGCGCCGACAGCGCCGAGCTGCTGGGGCTCACGCCCGGAGCGGCAGACGCCCTGGCTGCAGGCCCGAGAGGGAGCTAGCGCGATGACTGATCCCGTCTGGGTCGACGGCGTGACTCCGGTCAACGCCGCGAACATGACCAAGCTGCAGACGCGCGACGAGAAGGGTCTGCCCAACGGCTACGTCGGGCTCGACGCGAACGGCGACCTCAAGCTCAACGCCCCCGCTGGCGGCGGCTCGATCTTCACCGTGCTCGACAACGGCTACGTCGAGCTGCACATCGCGGGCGCGGCAGGCACGACGGCCGCGCAGGGCGCCTGGCTCGATCTCGACGGCGGGAACCCCGCTGCGCACTGCTCGATCTTCACCGAGGGCGACATAGACGGGGTGTGGTTTTGGAGTCACACCGCGTCGGTCATGGCGTCGATCGGCGCGATCGGGCTGCGTCTCTGGCTGAGCGCCAGCGACGGGACAGCGACCTTCCAGGCCGGGAAAAACGACGGCAAGCTGCAGTGGGGGATCGGCGGGAACACCCCGCTCGACACGAACCTCTACCGCTCGGCGGCGTCCGCGCTTACGACAGACGGCAACTTTGACGCCGGGAAGTTGATCGGCGCGGCCAGGGGTCAGGCGTCGGGAGCTGCCGCGTTTTGGACGCAGGTTGCAGGCGACGGCGTCTACGCCAGGCTCACCGTCATCAACAACGGCCGGTTGAACTGGGGGCCAGGCAACGCCGCCGCCGACACGAGCTTGTATCGCTCGGCTGTCGGCCAGTTGAAGACTGACGGGAATCTCGTAATCGGCGGGCTCGGGGGTAGCTCTCAGCTCGTCGGGGTCGGCGCCGCCGATTCGGGCGGGGCTGGCTTTCGGATGCTCCGGGTGCCGAACTGATGGCCTTCCGCCCCTACAAGTTCCTCGTCGTGCCGGTCGTGCAAGAGGTCGACGACGACGGCAACGTGCTCAGAGAGATCACCACTGAGCAGCCCGTCGCGGTCTTCGGCGTCGACGGTCTGCAGCGCTTCGCTGAGACGTTCGAGCTTGATCTCGCCGCCCGAGCTGCAGGGGTCACGGGGTCGTGAGCGCGCCCGTAGGTGCTCAGCCGACGATCGTCGGGACGTTCCTCTGCGGCGAGCGCACCGTCGGCTTCTCGTATCAGGCCCGCGTCCCGATCGTCGCCAACGTCGCGATCCCGCACTTTTCGTACCCGTTCCGCTTCGCCTCGCCGAGCGCGGCGGTGAGCGAGCAAGACTCGCTCGACGAGATCGCCGACTGCGTGCTCTCGGTGCTGCTCTGCCCGTCGGGCTTCCGAGTCGAGCTGCCGACGTTCGGGCTCGTCGACCCGACCTTCGCGGTGCCGAGCCCTGATCTCGATCAGATTCGCGACGTCGTCGACGCCTGGGAACCGCGCGCGGCGGCGGTGCTGAGCGAGTACCCCGACCTGATCGACGAGCTGATCGCGCACGTCGAGATCGACGTCAGCATCCGAACGGAGGCGTAGGCCATGTCGAGCTACATACCCGTCCCGATCGACACCGAGCCCGTCGACATAGCGGGCGAAGCGTTCGACTACCTCGCGCAGCAGGTGCCCGGCTGGCAACCCTCGCCGGGGAACCTCGAAGCGTGGCTGATCGAAGCGCTCGCGATGATCGCGGGCGAGCTGCGCACGCTGACCGGGCTCGTCCCCGACTCGATCTTCGCCTACCTCGGCTCGTCGATCCTTGGTCTGCCGCCCTACCCTGCGATCGCAGCGACAGCTCGCACGACCTGGACGATGGTCGACGCGGCGGGCTACAGCATCACCGCAGGCACGGTGATCGGGATCACACCGGCCGCGTCAGGCGTCTCGTACGGCTTCGCTGTCGTCGCCGACGTCGTCATCCCGGCCGGTCAGACCGTCGCGGCAGGCGTGCAGTGTGAGGCGCTCGAAGCGGGCTCTGTCGCGAGCGGGCTCAGCGGGACCGTGCAGGTGATCGACTCGCTCGTCTTCGTGCAGTCGGTCACGCTTGACAACCCGACGAGCGGCGGGCAAGACGCCGAGACGACCGACGCCTACCTCTCGCGGCTCTCGGCGCTGCTGACGCTGCTCTCGCCGCGCCCGATCTTGGCGCCTGACTTCGCCGTGCTCGCGCAGCGCTCGATCGAGGCCGTCGGTCGAGCTGTCGCCGTCGATCTCTACAACCCCGGCCCGCCGATCAACGCGAACTGCCCGCGCTGCGTGACCGTCGCCGTCTGCGACTCAGGCGGTCAGCCAGTCTCGGCGGCAGTCAAGAGCGACGTCGACGCGCTGCTGCAGTCGTCGCGCGAGGTCAACTTCCTCGTCTTCGTCGTCGACCCCGTCTACACCGAGGTCGACGTCACCTTCGCCGCGACGAGCTTCGCTGGCTTCGACACGACCGACGTGCACGATCGAGCTGTCGCAGCGCTGACGAACTACCTCAGTCCGGGCTCGTGGGGGCTCCCGAACTTCGGCGACACGAGCGGGCAGTCGTGGATCAACGCGACAGTCGTGCGCTACCTCGAAGTCGCAGGTGTGCTCGATCGCGTCGACGGGCTCGACTACGTCACGTCGCTCGGAATCGCCGCGCACGGTGGCGCGCTCGGTCAGGCGGACGTCGCACTCGCGGGCGTGGCGCCGCTTGCCACGCCCGGCACGATCACGGGCGCGGTCACCGCCGAGGGGTCGTGAGCAGCGGGACGCTGCAGCCGGTCCCGCCGAGCGAGCTGACGCCCGACACGTTCGCCGCCCGGCTCTACGAGATGCTGCAGCCACTCGCGCAGAGCGACCCGAGCTACGGCTGGGCGCTGCTGATCCTCTGCAACGCGATCGGAACCGCCTATCAGTCCGTCGAGGACTGGGTACGAGACACGCCCGACGGTCCCGGCTGGTCGCTGCTGCTCGACGTCAACCGCTGCCCGCCCGAGGCGCTCGGCTGGCTCGCGCAGCTCGTCGGGGTGCGACTGATCCCCGGCGCGAGCGACGCCGACCACCGTGAGCGCATCCAGTCGACCGACGGCTTCCGACGCGGGACGCGCGCAGCGCTGATCGGAGCGACCGTCGCGACGCTGACCGGCGCTCGGACGGTCTACGTCACCGAGCGCGACAGCACCGCCGCCGAGCCCGACAACGCCTACTACCTGACCGTGCAGACGTACGCCGATCAGACGCCCGATCAGACCCGCACGCTCAACGCGATTCTCGCCCAGAAGCCCGCTGGGATCGTGCTCAGCTACCGCGTCGTCACCGGCCAGGACTACGCGACCGTCGACTCGCGCTTCGCGAGCTACGCAGCTCTGCTCGCCGCGTACACGAGCTACCACGGCGTCGTCGTCGACGAGCCCTAGAAGGAGGCCAGATGCCCAGCACCCCGACATACGCGCTCCCCTATCCGGCCGAGACTGACCCCGCAGACGTTCCGACCGACATGGGCAAGCTCGCGACCGCCGTCGACACGGCGCTCGTCGCGAAGGCCGACGGCGCGGGCAAGGGCGCAGCGAACGGCTACGCATCGCTCGACGCGACCGGCCGCGTGCCCGCCGCTCAGCTCCCCGGTCTGACGCTGCCCGCAGGCGTCTCGATCGGCCAGTGGGCCTACTGGAACGGCGCCGCCTGGGTCGCCGGGCAAGCGCCCTACAACGTGCGCGGCGCGGCCTACGTGCTCGCTGCAGCAGACGCCAACGCCGTCGTCGAGGCCAACGGCGGCGTCACGGTCCCGGCCGACGCGACGGTCACCTTCCCGATCGGGACGACGATCACGATCATCCAGGGCGTCGGGGGCAACATCACCGTCAGCGCCGCCGCTGGCGTGCAGCTCTTCGCGAGCCCCGGCGTCCGCCTCGCGGGGCAGTGGGCGACTGCTCAGGTCGTCAAGCGCGCCGCGAATAGCTGGGTCCTCTACGGGAACATCATCGCGTGAGCCCCGGCCCGTTCGCACCGGGCGTCTACAAGCCGCCACCGGCCCCGCCAGCGGGCGCGCTCAGCTTCGGCGAGTACCAGGTGTGGTACGACCCTGACGGCCAGTACGAGGGCGGGCGCATCCCGGGGCCGAGCTACGACGACCGCTGGAACGCCGACTACATCTGGGGCGATCGCGGCAACAAGAACCCCGTCCCGCTGCCTGCGAACGCCGACCCCGTCAACTATCAGATGCGCGTCCAGATGGGCACCGACGCACGAGGTCGCATCGAGGGGGGCACGGCGGGCAACGTCTGCCATCTCGTGATGACAGTCGGCGCGACCGAGTACGACGTCTGGGCGAACGGCCCGACCTATGGGCCTTACCGCAGCGGGCCGATCGTCAACGTCAACGGCGGCGAGCAGATCAGCTTCGCCCGCTGGGATTCGATCCCCGGCATGAATACGTCGATCTTCGCCGGGGTCGTCGCTTACTACGACTTCGTGCTCAAGTGAGAGGGGGCTGAGAGATGACCGACTGGTGGGAAGAGCCGTACAAGGGCGGGCCGATGGTCGCCGTGCCCGGCTTCCCGCGCCCGCTGTACCCGCCCGACGCGGCCGAGCAGGGCAAGCGGCCGAGCGTCGACGGGCCAGACGTCGAGGCGTACAAGCGCACCGTCTGGCGAGCTGGGCGCTGGCCCGGCCCGGCGTCGAGCTTCGACCGCGCCTACAGCAACGGCTTCGCGCACGGCAAGAGCGGCAACGTGATCAACACCGGCATCGCCGGGGTGCAGCGTCAGCAGCACGTCGACGACACCGGCTGGATCGGCGAAAAGACCTTCAACACGCTCCGCTCGATCCGCGTCCCCGAGGGGCCGCACGAGGGCGAGATGGCGATGGACGCGAACGCCGCCAACTTGATCGCGCTCGCGTGGCAGCAGTTCGGCGGCGCCGAGCCCGACGAGCCCGACGTCGACGAAGAGTCGACGCGCAAGCAGGCGCTCGCGGGGGCGGTCGACTGGATCGGCACGAAGGAGTCGCCAGCGGGCTCGAATCACACCGTCTTCGGCGAGTGGTACGGGGTCGACTATCAGCCCTGGTGCGCGATTTTCTGCACCTACTGCTTCGAGGTCGAGGCGGGCGGCTCGCCGAGCTTCTCGAAGGGCACGAGCTACGCATACGTCCCCTACATCGTCAGCGACGCGCGCAACGGTCGCAACGGGCTCAGCGTCACGTCGAGCCCGATCGCGGGCGATCTCGTCTGCTACGACTGGGCCTTCGACGGCGAGCACGACCACGTCGGCATCTTCGAGGCGTGGCAGGACGGCTCGGCGTTCACCGCGATCGAGGGCAACACCGGCCCCGAGGACTACTCGAACGGCGGACAGGTCATGCGCTGCAGCCGCGCCGTCCCGACCCAGGGAACCGTC